TCAGGTGGTCTTAATGAAAAAGGAAGAAAATCTTATGAAGCAGAAAATCCTGGATCAGATTTGAAAGCCCCACAACCAGAAGGAGGTCCTCGTAAAAGATCTTTCTGTGCTCGTATGGGAGGAGTAGAGGGTCCAATGAAGGATGAAAAGGGAAGACCCACTAGAAAGGCATTAGCACTTAAAAAGTGGAAGTGTTAATAAATAATTCGAAAATAATTTATGAGTAATAATAACATTTACCTTGGAAATCCGCTTCTAAAAAAAGCGAATACTCCAATTGAATTTTCAGAAAGTCAAATTTTAGAATTTGTAAAGTGCAAAAATGATCCAGTATACTTTGCTAAAAACTATGTAAAGATTGTAACTCTAGATCATGGATTGCAACCATTTAAACCCTATAGTTTTCAAGAAAAATTAATCAATAATTTTCATAACAATAGATTTAACATTTGTAAAATGCCTAGGCAAACAGGCAAATCTACAACTGTTGTATCTTATCTACTTCATTATGCAATTTTCAATGACAATGTAAACATAGCAATTCTTGCAAACAAAGCATCTACTGCTAGAGATTTGTTGTCAAGATTGCAAACTGCATATGAAAATTTGCCAAAATGGTTACAACAAGGAATTTTGGCATGGAACAGAGGATCCATGGAACTGGAAAATGGATCTAGAATTCTTGCAGCATCAACCTCAGCATCTGCAGTTCGTGGTGGATCTTATAATATTATATTCTTGGACGAATTTGCATTCGTTCAAAATCATCTTGCAGATGATTTCTTTGCATCAGTATATCCAACTATTTCTTCTGGACAATCAACAAAGGTAATTATTGTTTCTACCCCACATGGTATGAATCATTTTTATCGCCTTTGGCATGATGCTGAAAGGGGTAAAAATGAATATGTTCCAACTGATGTTCATTGGACTGAAGTTCCAGGAAGAGATGAGAAGTGGAAAGCACAAACTATATCAAATACTTCAGAACAACAATTTAAAATTGAGTTTGAGTGTGAATTCTTAGGATCAGTTGATACTTTAATTGCACCAAGTAAACTTAAAAGTCTTGTGTATGATAATCCAATTAAAAAAAGTAAAGGATTGGATGTATATGAAGAATCAAAGGAATATAGAGATTATGTAGTCACAGTTGATGTTGCAAGGGGTGTTGGAAACGATTACTCTGCATTTGTTGTATTTGATATTACAACTTTCCCACACAAAATAGTAGCAAAATATAGGAACAATGAAATTAAACCTATGTTATTTCCCTCAATCATACATGAGGTTGCCAAAGCTTACAACAATGCTTTCATTTTATGTGAAGTAAATGATGTGGGAGATCAAGTGGCATCAATTATTCAATATGATCTTGAGTATCAAAATCTACTAATGTGTTCTATGAGAGGTAGAGCAGGTCAGATTGTTGGTCAGGGTTTTTCTGGAAAGAAGACTCAATTGGGATTGAAGATGTCCAAAACAGTTAAAAAGGTTGGATGTTTAAACCTTAAGACAATGATAGAAGAGGATAAATTATTATTCAATGATTATGAAATCATTAGTGAATTAACAACTTTTATTCAAAAACATAATTCATTTGAGGCAGAAGAGGGTTGTAATGATGACTTGGCAATGTGTCTTGTAATATATGCCTGGTTAGTATCTCAGGATTATTTTAAAGAACTTACTGAGCAAGATGTAAGAAAAAGATTATATGAAGAGCAAAAGAATCAAATTGAACAAGATATGGCACCATTTGGTTTTATGTTAAATGGATTAGAAAATATGGGAGTGGAGGTTGATGCTGATGGTGATGTATGGCATACAGATGAATATGGAGATAGGGCATTTATGTGGGAATATAGGTAAAAGGAGAAATTTATAAATACTTTTAGAGCAAAATGAAGCACTTAGAGGAGTTAAAATGGCTTTAAGCTTAGCATCTCCAGGGATTAAAGTAAGAGAAGTAGATTTAACTAGAGGAGGAATTAATAATACCACCTCTTTATCTGCTGGAATTGCTGCACCTTTTGAGAAAGGTCCAGTAAACCAAGTGGTTACGGTTCAAAATGAAAATGATTTAGTAAATCTTTTTGGCAAACCATCAAAAAATAATTATCAGTATGAGTACTGGTATTCAGCATCAAATTTCCTCTCCTATGGAGGAAGTCTGAAGGTAGTTAGATGTTCTGGAAGCAACCTTACCAATTCCAATGCTGGAGTTGGTGTTGCAGCAACAAATGGTTTACTGATTGAAAACTTTGAAGATTATCAATCTTCTTACTCAATTGGAGGAAACTTCTATTGGGCAGCAAAGAACCCAGGATATTGGGCAGAGAACCTTCAAGTTTGTGTAATTGATAACTTTGCTGATCAAGTTCTCTCTGGAATTAACACATCAGGTGTTAGTGTTGGATATGCAGCAACTCAAGCAATCACATCACAAATTCCTGGAGTTGGTGTAGTAGAATCTGCTTCAGGATACCTTAAAGCAATTGTTACTGGAGTTGGAGCATCTACAGTAAGTGTTAAAGTTGTTGGCACAGTAAGTGCTGCTGGAACAGAAACTGCAGTAGACTACACTGAAGATGGTGTTTACTCCTTCAACACAGAGAGTAATGTTTATTTCAATGGAACACTGCCAGTATCAGCAAATCCTTTAGTCACTGTAACTAGAGCTGGTTTCAGTACATATTCTGCTCAGAATATAGGATTAGGTACTGCATTTACTTTATTCAATAAGCAACTTTCCACATTAATAGATAATGCTGGAACTTCTCCTACAGATTCTTCAACCACAACAATTTATGTTTCAACTTCTGCAGGAATTACAACAGCATCATTCCTGTTAGTTGATTCTGAGATTATGGATGTAACTTCTGTGGTAGGAAATACCCTAGGAGTCACTAGAGCTTCTTATGGCACTACTGCAACATCCCATATTGATAGTTCAATTGTATCAGTATTTACTGTAATTCCAAACCATTCTACTGCAGTATCTGCAGCATCTTCAACTGCAACTAGTATTGAAATTTCAAGTACCACCAATTTAACTGCAGAAGATTTACTTCTGGTACAGGGTACTAATGAAATTATGTATGTGGAGTCAGTATCTACTTCATCTTCAAGCATACCATCAACTGTAGTTGATTGGTACAATACTCAAAATGTATTAGATACATCCAGAGGAGATTCTAGTACTATTGCTTGGAGAAGCATTGCACCAAGACCAAAGACAAACCAATATGTATTGGGTAGAGGTGGAAATAATGATGCACTGCATGTAGTGGTGATTGATAGTAAGAGATCCAACAACATTTCAGGATCATCACAAACTATCCTAGAGAAGTTTACAAATCTTTCTAAAGCACTTGATACTCAAATTTCACCATCACAGAAAGTTTACTATAAGAGTTACATTGCAGAAAATTCACAATACATTTATGCAGGTGCTTCATTTGGGGATAATGTAGATGACTATTGGAATATAACTCCAGTATCTTCAAAATTCTCTTCAGGAACAACACCACAACCAACATCTTCTGGTGTTTGGGGAACTGATGCAACTAATGTATCATATAATGTCATTGGAAACCAGCAGTTTGCATTGACAAATGGTAAAGACTATAGTGGAAATTCTAGTATTGGTGGATATGAGGTAACATTAAGTGACATTACAAATGCTTATGACAAGTTATCCAATGAAACTGAAATTGAGTTAAGTTTCCTCCTCCAAGGAAGTGCTTCATTAGGTAAGGAAATTGAGCAAGCAAAAGCTAATAAATTGATTAGCATTGCAGAAGCTAGAAAGGATTGTGTAGCATTTATTTCTCCATATAGAGATAGTGTGGTAAATGTATCAAGTTCTGCTGCTCAACTGAGAGAAGTTTTATCATTCTTCAGTCCATTAACATCCTCTTCTTATGCAGTATTTGATTCTGGATACCAATATGTCTATGATAGATTTAATCAGCAATTCATTTACATGCCATGTTCAGCAGATGTTGCTGGTCTATGTGTAAGAACTGATATCAATCAATTCCCATGGTATTCACCAGCAGGAAAGACTAGAGGAACTCTGAATTTCCCAATTAAACTTGCATATAATCCAAATCTTGATGATAGGGATAAATTATATGCCCAAAGAATTAATCCTGTTATCTCATCCCCAGGTTCTGGAATAATTCTATTTGGTGATAAAACTGCACTTTCTTACCAATCTGCATTTGATAGAATTAATGTTAGAAGATTGTTTATATCACTTGAGCAAGCAGTTAAGAGTGCAGCAGATGCTCAGTTGTTTGAATTTAATGATTCTACCACAAGAGCAAACTTCATCAACATTGTTGAGCCCTACTTGAGAGATGTTAGAGCAAAGAGAGGAATTACAGATTTCCTCTTAGTCTGTGATGAAACTAACAATACTGCAGATGTTATTGATAGAAATGAGTTCATTGCTGATATATATGTAAAACCAGCAAGATCAATCAACTTCATTGGATTAACATTTGTTGCCACCAGAACTGGTGTTTCATTTGAAACTATTGTAGGAACAGTTTAATTTAACCAGGAGAACGAATCATGGCTTTAACAGGACCAAATTTTAGCAGTAGAACTATTTCTAATTTCAAAGAAAGACTGGTAGGTGGTGGTGCTCGCAGTAATCTTTTTGAGGTTTCCTTTGGTGGAGAGAATAATTCAACTCTTTCAGGGGATTTATTTAATAAATTAGGATTCAATGGGCAACTTGATGAATCAGATCTAATGCTGATTAAGGCAGCAGGTCTTCCAGCATCAACAATTGCAGAAATTCCTGTCCCATTTAGAGGCAGAACTTTGAAAATTGCTGGTGATAGAACCTTTGATATTTGGACCATTACAGTTATTAATGATACTGATTTTAAATGGAGAAGACTATTTGAAAGGTGGATGAATTATATTGTTAAGGTATCTGATGGCAGTGGATCAATTGAACCAGCAAGTTACATGATAGATATGAATGTAACTCAACTCTCAAGATCTCCTGGAGTTGCTCCAAATGTGGCAAACAATCAGAAAATTGATGTTCTGAGAAAGTATGTTGTTAAAGATGTATTCCCAACTAATATTTCACAAATTGATCTTTCATATAATAATGAAAATGAGATTGAAGAGTTCACTGTAGACCTACAAGTTCAATGGTGGGAAGCATATAATGCAGATGGCACTGATGATATTATCTGATAAATAGATAATATACAGTTTACAATTACACTATGGCAAGGCTTTTTGGGTTTTCAATTGAAGACAATAATAAATTACCAAAAAATGCATCATCCCCCGTTCCTCAGAATAATGAGGACGGGGTTGATTACTATCTGACTAGTGGATTTTATGGTCAATATGTAGACATTGAAGGTGTTTTTAGAAATGAATATGATCTAATTAAAAGATATAGGGAGATGGCACTTCACCCAGAATGTGATGCTGCCATTGAAAATGTTGTAAATGAAGCTATTGTAAGTGATTTAAATGATTCTCCTGTTGAAATTGAACTGAGCAATTTGAATGCAAGTGATGGTTTGAAAAAGATCATCAGAGATGAATTTAAGTATATTAAAGATTTGATAGGGTTTGATAAAAAGGCACATGAAATTTTTAAGAATTGGTATATTGATGGAAGAATTTTATATCACAAAGTAGTTGATTTGAAGAATCCTTCAGAAGGAATTCAAGAAATTAGATTTATGGATGCCTTGAAGGTAAGATTCATAAGAAAGGAAAAGAAAACTAATGGTGATAAGGTAAATCTTGGCGCAAATATTGTAAACAATTTAGATCCAAATCAACCAACTCAATTTAAAGATCCTGAAATTGAAGAGTATTTCATCTATTATCCACAAGGTCAAATACAAAAAGTAGGATCCACCAATAGGGGAATTACTATTGCAAAGGATTCTATTACCTATGTCACATCAGGACTTGTAGATAGAAATAGACAACTGACACTTTCATATCTCCATAAAGCAATTAAAGCACTCAATCAACTGAGAATGATTGAGGATGCCCTTGTTATCTACAGACTTTCAAGAGCACCTGAAAGAAGAATTTTCTACATTGATGTTGGCAACCTTCCTAAAGTAAAGGCAGAACAATATCTTAGAGATGTGATGAGTCGCTACAGGAATAAACTTGTTTATGATGCATCTACTGGAGAAATGCGTGATGACAAGAAGTTTATGAGTATGATGGAAGACTTCTGGTTACCTCGTAGAGAAGGTGGCAGGGGAACTGAAATCACAACTCTTCCTGGTGGACAAAACCTTGGAGAACTTACTGATGTTCAATATTTCCAGAAGAAACTATTCAGAGCATTAAATGTTCCAGAATCTAGAACTGCATCTGATGGTGGATTTAATCTGGGGAGATCATCTGAAATTCTAAGAGATGAACTGATGTTTGGTAAGTTTGTTGGAAGATTGAGAAAAAGATTTAGTAATGTTTTCCATGATCTATTAAAGACTCAACTCATTCTTAAAAATATTATAACCCCAGAGGATTGGGATAAGATGAGTGATCATATTCAATATGATTATCTTTATGATGGACATTTCTCAGAGCTTAAAGATACTGAGTTGATGAATGAAAGATTGAATCTGATGATTGCAATTGAACCATATATTGGTAGATACTATTCACAAGATTATGTAAGACGTAAGATTCTTCGTCAGACAGATCAGGAAATTGTGGATGAGGATAAGTTGATGAAGAAGGAAATTAAGGATGGAGTATATCCAGATCCAAAACTTATGCCTCCTGTTGGACCTGATGGAATGCCATTAGATCCAATGGCAGCAGGAAATCAACCAATGGGAGCAGTTCCAAAAGAACCACAAGTAAATGGGGCAGATAAAGCAACTTCAATAAATTCCAAGGCAGCAGAGATATAAATAGTGTATAATTTTTGAGATTATACATGGAATCTACAGTTGATCTAATGGACACTATCTTTTCTGGAGGATCACCAGAAGAAGTTAGTGATAAAATTAAAGAAATTCTGTTCAACAAATCTGCATCAAAGATTGAAAATATTACACCCTATGTTGCCAAAAGCATGTTTGGTGATAATCAATCTGAGGAATGATAAGTGGATAGGGAGTTAATAGACTTCTTTAAAACAGTAAAGTCTGCAAAGAAAGAAAAAAAAGAAGAGTTTCAAGAACTTCTTGGAGATTCTTTCTTTGAGGATTTTGTAAAGCCTTTAGCAAAACAGTATAAAGAGAAAGAACCTGAAGAAAATATATCAGAACCTTTAAATTTTAAAGAAGAAATTAAAATTGAGGAAGAATCTTTAATTGAAAAATCTTTGGGTCTTCTTGCTGAACCATCAAATACTAAACAACAACAAGATCCTCTTACTCCTCTAAATCAAAACTTTGCAACTCTTGATGATCTTCAAAAGCATTATAGTCTTTTCCTCTCAAGAATTCAGCAACAACTTTCCACATTAGGTGGGGGTGGTGAAACTAATTTGGCATATATGGATATGCCTCTTAAGTATGTTACTACTTCATCTTACACAGTAACTCCACAAGATTATTATATTGGAGTGAACTATGCAGGAGCAGTAACTATAACTCTCCCCACTCCTAAAAAGAATGGTAAAACTTACATAGTAAAAGATGAACTTGGAGAAGCATCCAAGGGAGTAAATAGATATATTACAATTCTACCATCAGGTTCTGATACTATTGATAGTAGAGATAGAGCATTCATTGCTTATGATTATGGTTCACTTACTTTTGTTTATAGAAATGGTTGGAGAGTAGTTTAATGTCACATTTATATGATCCATGGAAGCCAGGAGATGATGCTTTTGGTAGATTAAGAACATCAAATCCTTACACTCTTGGAGATTACAAGCATCTTTATTCTATTGATCCAGATTTTACAGATGTAAAAGTTGGAACAGGAGCAACTATAACTTTCGATGCCAACCAAGCTGCTGCAATTTTACAGTCTGGTATCAGCACTAATGGATACACCATCCATCAGACAAAAAGATATCATCACTACATGCCTGGTAAATCTCAATTGATTTACTCTACATTTAATTTTGGTGCAGCACAGCAAAATGTCTATAAGAGAACTGGATACTTTGATGATAGAGATGGAATTTTCTTTGAACAGGCACCAGATGGAACTTTAAGTTTTGTAATAAGATCTTATGTAACTGGAATTGCTTCAGACAGAAGAGTTACTCAATCTCAATGGAATAAAGATAGATTGAATGGACAAGATCCTTCTGGATTTACATTAGATATTACTAAAACTCAATTATTCTTTACTGACTTTGAATGGTTGGGTGTTGGTAGAGTTCGTTGTGGATTTGCAATTGATGGTAAAAATGTTGTTTGCCACGAATTCTATAATGCAAATCACATTCCAACAGTTTACATGTCCAACCCAAATCTTCCAGTAAGATGTGAGGTTAGAAATACTGGAGCACAAGTAGGTGCTGGTGGATCCTTCATTCAGATTTGTTCTACTGTAATGAGTGAAGGTGGATATGTGGAAGCAGGTAGAGAATTTTCACATGCAACAAACTTAAGAACTGTTGGTATTGGCAGTACAGTTCCCATTATTCAAATTAGACTTAAAAACTCATTTAAAGGTTATCCAAATAGAGCAACAGTGAAACTTGAAGATGTTTCTGTGTTTAGTAATGGAGCAAATGTAAAATATGAAGTTCTAAAATTTAGAAGTTCTGTTGGAATTAATACAACTGGTACTTGGGTATCAGAGAACGAAGAATCAGTTGTTGAATATAATGCAACTGCAACTGGAATTAGTACTGCATACTTTGAAGATTTTATGGGTGGTTATGCTGTAGGGGAAAGTCAAAACCAACAAAAACCATCAGCAACAACTGCTGATACCCAATCTGGACCAACATCTAAAAAGAATTATCTCACTCAAAATTTTGATTCAACAGATTCAGAAATCTTTTCAGTTCGTGTAAGTAATATAAGTGATGCCAACACTAATGTTGGAGTTGCTATTAGATGGAGAGAGATTTACTAAATAATTAGATAAAGGATTAATTATAAATATGTCTCACAAAATAGTTCAGACAGTAACACCTTTGAGTAGTGTTGGTGCTGCATCAGCTCAAAGTTCTGCAATTTCTCTCAAGAGTGGTTTTATTAGAATTGTTCCTGTTGGTGCTGCAGTTGCTGTTGCAATTGGAACAGATCCAACAGCAACTACAAGTGATTTTCTGGTTTCACAATATCAACCAGAAATTTTAAAGGAAAGAGTTGCTAGACAACAAATTTCAGGGATTACTACTGGTGCCACAACTGTAGTAACCTTTGGTCAAAATTATGGTAATCCATTTTTAGTTGGAGATTATGTGACCATCTCTGGTGCAACAACTGCAGGAATTAATACTACTCATGTTGCAATTTCTGGTGTTTCAGATTCTTCCATAACAATCAATCATGATTCATCTTCAGTATCAGGAATAATTACTGTAACTGGAGCAGTTGCTGCAAGAAGTGTAAAAGTTGCTGCATATGGAGTAGGTGGCACAGCATCCACAGTTTCCATCACAGAAGTTCAAACCACATCCCAATCATGACCATGAAACTAATCACAGAAGAAATAGAATCAGTAGAAATTATTACTGAAGAAAAAAATGGAGTAAAGACTCTTTATATTCAAGGACCTTTTCTTCAAGCAGAGATCACCAACAGGAATGGTAGAAACTATCCTCTTTCTATTATGGAAAGAGAAGTAAATAGATATACTCAGAATTTTATTTCTAAAGGTAGAGCATTGGGTGAACTTGGACATCCAGATGGTCCAACAGTAAATTTGGATAGAGTTTCTCATATGATAACTTCTCTTCACAGAGAAAACAATAATTTCATTGGAAAAGCAAAACTTCTTGACACTCCAATGGGAAATATTGCAAAGTCTCTTTTGGGTGAAGGGGTAACATTGGGTGTTTCATCTAGAGGTATTGGTTCCTTAATTGAAAAGAATGGCATCAAGTATGTTGGTGAGGATTTTATGCTTGCCACTGCTGCTGATATTGTTGCAGATCCATCTGCACCTGATGCATTTGTTCAAGGTATTATGGAAGGCAAGGAATGGGTGTGGGAAGGTGGAATCCTAAGAGAAATGAATGCGGAAAAAGCAAAGCAAAAAATTGAAACACTCTCATCATCAAGAAAACTTAATGAAAATGCCAAACTTAAACTGTTTGGAGAGTATCTTACAAATCTATAATTTATAAATAAATATAGAATAAATTAAAGAGTTTTATTCGGAGTATACAAATGAGTGTCGGTAACGATTTACAAGAAATGGAAGTATCTACTAAAAAATCTGTAACTGCAGTTAATACTAATGCTAAGCCTGCTGAAGGTATGCCTAAGGGCACCATTCCAGGTGAAGGTCTTAATAACTCAGTAGAAGATCTGGGTGGTCCTACCCCCCAAAATTCAAAACCAGATGACGAGTCAAATAAACTCAAGACCCCCGGCAAAACACTTTCTAAAGTTCAGAATGTGGTAAACCAAGGTGCAAAAGCACCTGAAGCAATGCCACATGCTAACAAGTCTGCCATGAGTTATGAGGAGACTGAGGTTGAAGATGAAGATCTAATCTCTGAAGAAGAGGAAATTGAAGAAGTAGAACAAATTGAAGAGACTCCTTCACTTGATGAAGTTCTGAATCAAATCACCAATGAAAAGGTTGATTATTCAGATGACATCAATGCCTTAATGGAAGGTGAAGAGTTAAGTGAAGACTTCATGAAGAAGGCAGCAACTATTTTTGAAGCTGCTATCAAATCAAAACTTGTTTCAATCATTGAAGCATTTGAATCTGATTATCAAAACAAACTTGTAGAAGAAGTTACTGCAATCAGAGAAGAGTTGACTGATAGAGTTGATTCTTATCTTGAGTATGTATCTGAAGAGTGGCTCACTGAGAATGCTCTTCAAGTAGAAACTGGCATTAAGTCAGAATTATCAGAATCCTTTATGCAAGGTCTCAAGGGACTTTTTGAAGATCATTATGTAGAAATTCCTGAAGATAAATATGATGTGCTAGAGGGAATGGTCGAAAGACTAGATGAAATGGAAGAAAAACTCAACGAACAAATCGAAAGAAATGTTCATTTAAACAAAAGACTTAGTGAAGCTGTAAGCAACACTATCCTTAATGATGTTTCTGAAGGGTTAGCTTTAACTCAGAAGGAAAAACTTGCAAGTCTTGCAGAAAGTGTTGAGTTTGAAAGTGAAGTAGACTATCGTGGGAAACTGGAGACTCTAAAAGAGTCATATTTTACAAAGGCTCCAGGTTCTTCAACAAGAGAAGAAGTGTTAGTTGAGGAAGCAAATGAGGATTACGGTCCTTCAATGAATGCTTATCTCAGAGCACTTGGAAAATTCTCTAAGTGAAATTAACTTGATTATAAATATTTGTAGTTAAAAACACACACTTTAACAAGACTAACAAGGAGAAAAAGCAATGTTCCTTTCAGAACAGTTGCAGAAAAAGTGGGCTCCTCTTCTTCAAGCAGAAGGACTTGATCAAATCAATGATCCTTACAGAAGAGCAGTTACCGCAGTTCTGCTAGAAAACCAAGAAAGATTTTTAAAGGAAGAAAGAGGATTTCTTTCTGAAGCTGCACCTAATGTTAATACAGATCCAGGAGCAACTGGATATGCTGGATTCTCTGGTAATGCATCTGCCCCTGTAGCAGGTTTCGATCCCGTTCTGATTTCTCTAATCAGAAGATCAATGCCAAATTTGGTTGCATATGATCTTGCTGGTGTTCAGCCAATGAATGGTCCTACTGGACTTATCTTTGCAATGAGAAGCAAGTATGTAAATCAGAATGGTCAGGAAGCACTGTTCAATGAGCCAGATACTGCTTACTCAGGTCAAGATGATGGCTTCAACTTAACCCAAGGTGATTACACTGGTGGTTCAGATGATGGTGCATCTGTAGGTTTTGGTACTACTGGTTTTGCTGCTGGTGGTCTTCCTGCTGGTTCAAACCCTGCACTCCTAAACTCAGCTGGTGCTGATGGTCGTGACTACAGAGTTGGTCAGGGCATGTCAACCCAAGCTGCTGAGGCACTTGGTGGTGCTGATGGTGACCAGTTCAACCAGATGGCATTCAGCATTGAGAAAATCTCTGTAACTGCAAAGAGCAGAGCACTCAAGGCTGAGTACACCCTGGAACTGGCACAAGACCTCAAGGCAATCCATGGTCTGGATGCTGAGGCTGAGCTTGCCAA